GTTTGCATATGGCTTACCAGTATGGGAATCTCCACTATGGCTTTTAATCTCAACGGATTCAACTTTAACCAGTCCGTGTTAGCCACAGGTGGTAGGGTTGTCCCTACTTGGGCAGATGTATTAAACCGTGCTAACCTAGGTATGGAAGTAATGCATGAAAGAAACGCACATAACTTCCCATTAGATCTGGCATCTAGTGGGAGTCAAGAAGTCGCTCTAACAACACCAACAATAGGATAATGGCTAACAACATTAGAAAACTTCATCCTTATAAGACAGTTAGAACAATTGTCTTGGATGATAGTAAGAAAGGTTGGAAGTATGTAACTACTTTACATAAAAAAATATAAATCAACGTCCGTTCATCCCTTTCAATCAGGGACGCATGACACCCAAGCATGGAACGGGGCTTGGTATATGGATTTTACACATGACAGTAACTTACGTATATCGTGGCGTTGAGTACACCAAAACTACAAAGTAAATTGATGGCTCATCAAACAGCAGGGATGACAGCTTATGTCACTTCCCTCTCACCAGAACCTGAATCTCATCACAACAAACCTGATGAGCATGAGGAAAAGAAAGAGAAATTCGATGAAGATATCTCTTTAGAAGAAGCTCTATCTACCTTGTGAAAAGGTTCAACGAATTATGGCTAGTAGTCTTTATGGCTCTAGCCTTTTTCATTATGGTAGAGTCAATGCATTTGAACTACCATAGGTCAGAGACACCTCAGTGTCGGATCTCTGACTAATTGGCTCTTGGCCCTACCAAGGTAGGATACCCTTTAGCCGTCTAGACGGTGGGATAGACCACAACAATGATCAACAATTTGCATGCAAGAAAGTCAATATAAACTTTAACCATATCAATGGCACATCAGAATAGTTCGCTACTCACCTCGCTTACAGCTCCAGGTGCAGATAATGCGACAAGGGCAGGTTCTACCTTTACAACAACAGAACGTAGAGCACTCTTCCTCAAGCTATTTAGTGGAGAGATGTTCACAGGTTTCCAACGCAATACAATTGCTAGAGACTTGGTAACAAAGAGAACTTTGAAGAACGGTAAGAGTCTTCAGTTCATCTTTACTGGACGTACTACAAGTGAGTACCATACTCCAGGCCAGTCCATATTAGGAAACTCAGACAATGCACCTCCAGTAGCTGAGAAGACTATCACTTGTGATGATCTACTTATCTCTAGTGCATTTGTATACGAGCTAGATGAAGTTCTTGCTCATTATGATTTACGTGGTGAAATCTCACGTAAGATTGGTTACGCTTTAGCAGAGAATTATGACCGTAAGATCTTCCGTAAGATCACACAGTCAGCACGTAAAGCTTCTCCAATCACCAAGACTAACTATAAAGAGCCAGGTGGAACTCAAATCCGTGTAGGATCTGCAGGTTCTCCAGCTAAGTCAGAAGGTCTTGATCCAGATAACCTAGTCAAAGCTTTCTATGATGCAGCTGCTGCCCTAGATGAAAAGGGAGTAAGCACAGAAGGAAGAGTTGGTGTACTATCTCCAAGACAGTACTACGAACTAATAAAAGGTCTAGATGGATCTGGTATTGGTGCTTATCTTGTTAACCGTGACGAGCAAGGAGATGCCTTACAAGCTGGTAAGGGAGTCTTCGAGATCGCTGGTATCAAGATCTACAAGTCAATGAACATCCCACACTTCGGACAGTTCGGTGTTAATTATACTGAAACTGGACTAACTTCTCCTGGTAATACAGGTGATTTCGTGGAAGCTTCAATGGCTAACGAGCACAACATTACTGTTAACAACTACGGTGAAGGTTCTAAGTTCTCTAACTCTTGTGGACTTATCTTCCAGCGTGACGCAGTTGGTGTTGTAGAAGCTATCGGTCCACAGGTTCAAGTAACAAGTGGGGATATATCGGTGGTTTACCAGGGTGATGTAATACTCGGACGTTTAGCTATGGGTGTGGATACCCTTAATCCTGCTTCTGCAGTAGAGCTATACGCAGGTGTTGCAAATGCTTCAGGTGCTTCTTTAACTGATTTCTAATCATACACATATGGGGAGTCTTCGGACTCCTCTTTTTTTTATTCAATTAACTTATGGCTTCCACGACAACTGATACCGAGACCGAACTCTCCGCTGTAAATGCAATCTTGGGAGCTATCGGTCAATCACCAGTAGCTAGTATAGACAATACATTTAATCCTGAGATATCTTTTATATATAATATATTAAGAGATTGTAATATAGATGTACAGAATGAAGGCTGGCACTTTAATACAGAAAGACATGTTAAATATACACCAGATTCTAGTGGTAAAATAGCTATTGGTAATGACATTTTAAAAATGGATGTTACTGATGGCTGGACAAAACGTAACTATGATGTAGTAAAAAGAAATGGAAATTTATATGATAAGCTAGATCACACAGATGATTGGTCTGAATTATCAGATGGAATAGATTTAGATATAGTAAAATTATTAAGTTTTGAAGATTTACCTTCTCCTTTTACTAGGTATATAATAGCTAAAGCTTCAGTTAGAGCAGCTACACAACTTGTAGGTAATCCACAATTAGTACAATTATTAGCTCAGCAAGAAGCTCTATCTAGAGCTACTGTTATGGAGTATGAATGTAATCAAGGGAACCATACTATGTTTGGATTACCTGATGATAGTACTTATAATTCTTATCAACCTTGGAGGTCTTTAGGTAGATAATGGCAGCAATATCACAAACCATATCTAATTATAATTTAGGTATGTCTAATCAACCAGCTTATAAAAAAATCCCAGGTCAAGTAGATTGGATAACAAATGCTACACCTGATGTTACTTATGGATTACCAAAGAGAGGTGGTTCAAAAAGAATTGGCAGTAATCCTTTATCAAATGTACAGACTGATGGTACTTTCTTCCATTATTACAGAGATGAAAGTGAAGGGTCTTATATTGGTCAAGTAGCTGCTAATGGTAGAGTAAGAATGTGGAGTTGTAATGACGGTACTGAAAAAAATGTATGGTATCATACAGATGATTCTGCATACTCTTCTAGTAACTCTGATCATACAAGTATTACATCATATTTAACTAGTAGTGATCCAGAGAATATACAACCTCTTACTATTAATGATACTACTTTTGTAACTAATAGAAGTAAAGTTGTTACTACTAGTAATGCTGTTTCATCAGGAGCTACATATAAAAGAAACTTGTGGAAAGCAATGCCTACAAGTTCTATAAATACCTCTTGGAATGGAGTCGTAACTATTAATGGTCATGGATTTCAGACTGGTGATAAAGTATTTTATATTGAAAGTGGAAGTGGGTTAGCTACTCCATTAGTTAATGGAACAGCTTATTATGTAATCAGAATCGATGTTAATACATTTAGACTTGCTACAACAGAAGCTAATGCTGAAGGTAATACTTGGATAAATATTACTGCTGTTGGTAATAACGCACAGTATCTAGAATATGGATTTGGTATAATTACAGTAACAAAAACTAATCACGGTTTAACTGCTGGAGATGCTATAAATGTAACTTTTTCAGCAGATAATGCTGGAGCTAAACCTATAGATGGAGCTTATAATGTAACAAGTGTTACAGATGCTGATACATTTATACTGACAGATCGTTCTATATTTAATAGTATGGGTCTAATAGATGACGGTAATAGTTTAGTATCATGTACTTATTATGAATCTACTACAGCTCCTCCTGATCAATATTATGCTTATCTAGATCTATTAAGATCAGAAAATGGCAGACAATATAGTTTAAATATTAATAACGATGATACATCAGCTGGAGATGTTACAATAAAAGTAGCTACTAGAGTTAAGATCTCATCAACTACTCAAAGTACTGCTGGTGGTACAGGTCACTGTCCTGGTATAGGTACACAAGTATTTGCAGTAACAGCTGCCTCTAGTTATTCAGGTACTAATATAGTTTCTGTAAAGAATTCTGCTGGTACAGATATAACAACTGGTAAACGGAATTTAATATTTCGTATCACAGCTTTAGGTCAGCAAGGTAGTAACCCTAATGGTAACTTTGACGATGCTAATATAAGTGCAAATGAATACATGTGTTCTTATAGTAATAGAGTTGAATTATTACATGGAGGTGAAGGATGGGAAGAAGGTGATAAAGTTACTGTTACTTTAGATCAAGCTGTTACTAATTATAATTTTGAAATAAGAATTGAAAAACATGAAACCTCTGTAGTTAAAGCTAGTATCAGAGCAGTTAGACCTGAACCTACTCCATTTGATGCAGATACAGCAGTAAGTCCTGATATTATATTAGGTGGTATAACTACGGAACTATCACATGGGCATCATAGTGGTGTATTTAGTGGTATACATTGGCACATAGTAGGCAATGGTTTGTACTTATGGGCTGCTGTTCCTTTTAATATACATGTTCCTGATAAAGATTTAATCCGAGTCATGCAATCGGAAATAAATGATGTATCAGAATTACCTAATCAATGCATACATGGTTATATTGTTAAAGTATCTAATTCTAGACAGTCAGATGAAGATGATTACTACTTAAGATTTGTAGGAGAAAATAATAAAGATGGTCCTGGTTCATGGGTAGAGTGTGCTAAGCCTGGTATAATAAAAGGTCTTGATGCTGCAACTATGCCTCATGTATTACAGAGACGGCCTGATGGAGATTTCCTTATTAAGAAATATAGTTGGGCAGAACGTGACGTAGGTGATGATGTAACTAATCCTATGCCTTCATTTGCAGATGGTTCTTCTAAGATAAATAAAGTATTATTCCATCGTAATAGATTAGCTTTATTATCAGGAGAAAATGTTATACTATCAAGACCTGGGGAATTAACTACACCAAGCTTCTTTGCTAAAACAGCTTTAGCTGTAAGTGCTATTGATCCTATTGATATTTCTAGTAGCTCAATATATCCATCAGATCTATATGATGGTATAGAAGTAACTACTGGTCTAGTTGTTTTTAGTACTAACCAACAATTTTTACTATCAGCTGATGCAGAAGTTTTAAATCCAGATACAGCTAAACTAAAAAGTATCTCCCATTATAATTATGATAAAAAGGTACCTCCTATATCATTAGGTACGACTATTGCTTACTTAGATAATACAGGCCAATCTGCTAGATTTATGGAGATGGCTAATATACAAAGGGAAGGAGAGCCTACAATTATAGAGACTTCAAAAGTAGTTGATGATTTAATGCCTAACGATATTGATACGTTAATAAATTCTAGAGAAAATGGTTTGGTATTTTTCTATAAAGCAAACCATATTAATAAATATGCTACCTCTAATGAATTAGAATATGATCCATATATATACGGATTAAAATATCAAAATTCTGGAGAAAGAAGACTGCTATCATCTTGGTTCACATGGAGAGTTACATCTGGAGGGTCATCTGGTCGTCATAAATATCTATTTATTATAGACGATGCTTTTTATATTTTAACTGCAAATAATTTTTTAGTTAGAAATAATCTTTCAAGAGGAAATGAAATACTAGATCCCCATACTCCTGCTGTTAATAGTGCATCTACAACTGACTATTTTAAAAAAGATAGATACCCTTTATATTTAGATAACTGGACTACTATTACTGGTGGTGTATATAACTCTACGACAAATAAAACTACATTTACTCATGGTACAAATGGGTGCGTTTTTGATTGGCATAATTCGTTGGTAAGTAATAATTGGTCAGCAAACTACCTGCTTCAGATGATATGGTTTGATCCACTTGATCATTATACATCAGAGCAACCCTTAGTAGATAAACCTCGTGATATTGTCGCTGGTACATCCTTTACAGTTAAAGGTGATTGGTCAGGTAAAACATCTTATATAGGATATTCATATGAATATGAAGTAATGTTACCAACATTTTATTATACTCAACAACAAGGAGAGAATATTAAACCAGACTTAGAAGATTATTTAGTTATACATAGAGTTAAATTTAAATTAGATGTAAATAGTAGTGCTACTATCTGGTCATTTGCTGGTCTGGATCCTATGTATAAAAATTTATACTGGAGTACTGGTCTTGAGGGAAGAAGAATAGGAGATTATAGAGTAGGAGATATACCTCAACGACAAAATGAAACTATAACTTATCCTTTATATGAAAAAAATACTTTGATTGCTAACTTGACAATTCTTCAGCGAGCATTAGGTGATGATGCTGATATGACTCATGAATATGGTCCATGTAATTTACATGCCGTAACATGGGAAGGTGATTATACTCCAAAAAATTATAGACGTGTCTAAATACATTCACCCGATAACAATGGAGGCTGCTTTAGAAGTAGCCTCTAACTTACGTCCAGAAGACCGCAGAGAAGTTGAAGAAGGTCACGGTACCAATCCTTTAGGGTACCTTATCAGAGAGGCACGGAGAGGCACCTGTGTCTATTTTACAATGCCTAACGGCAAGACTGCCGGAATGGCTGGAATAGAAGATGAAGGAGTAGTATGGATGTTATGCACACCCGCCATACATGACTACCCTATAACCTTCGCTAGAGAAGCTAAACGATTCATAGATAGTAGGCAAGAAGAACTCTTGTGGAATATCGTTGATGAACGAAATACTGTTCATTTAAAACTACTAAAATTTTTGGGCTTTAAATTCTTAAGAAGAATTATTCATGGTCCAAACAAATTGTCCTTTATCGAGTTTGCCCGTGTGCAGAGGAAGAGATCAAAACGCAGCTGCTAGAGATGAAGCAAGGTATAAACATTCTAACAGAGTAGCTGCATACAGAAACCAAGGTAATGCTTTCTATAATAGAGAAGTTAACTTTAAAAGAAGAAGTAATTTCATAGAAGGCACTGCATCATCCAGAACTCTAAGTGATATTCGACAGAAGATCATGGAGAAGAGAGCTGCTGGATTAAAAGGTCAAGAAACCCTTGCAAGAGCATATGCAACTAAGCAATATGTAAATGAAGGTGGGGGTTCTAGAACTGCAGGAAAAAATAAATATTTAGAACTATTAGGTCAATCAGCTAGCATAGATAATAAAATCAGCCAGTTAGCTGGAAGAGGTGAGTCTATAATGCAAGAGGGTTGGAGCCGTAAAAGAGCACATGAAATAACTAAACAGTATACTATTAAGGGACAAGCTCCTATATTTGGTCCTCCGACATTAATGCCTCCTAGTAAAAGAGGTAATGCGTTTATGGGCTTATTAAGTTTAGGAATGGGTATCGCTTCTACTGGTATATTTGGTAGTGATAAAAAACTTAAAAAAAATATAGAGAAAGTAGATACATCTAAAGACGGGTATCCTATATATGAATTTAGTTACCTTGGTAGTAACAAAAGATATCGTGGTGTTATGGCACAAGATGTAGTAAAAACTAATCCTATGGCTGTACATATAAAACATGGTTTATTATATGTAGACTATAATAAAATTGATGTAGATATGGAGCTAGTATCATGACTTCTTCTTTTGATAAAATACTAAGAAATTATCAAGATACTTTACCTGATAATTCTGATACAAATTTATTAATAGGTGACACAAATTACAAAGCTGTAAATGATGCAATTCAAGAATCTATTAAAGATAATGCTCAATGGACTGAACAAGCAGTTCAGTTATCTAAAGATCTTGAAAAGAATAGAACTGATCCTCTTAAAGAATTAGCAAGTTTAGTAGAACCTTTAGGTAAGTTATATAAAGCTCATCAGGTTAAAAAAAAGAATCAAGCATTAATTAAAATGCTCTCTACAAAAAGAGAGAACTTAATAAATCAAGATATTCTTAAGGAAAACTATGAAGCTGATCAACTTTCTGATTTAGGTGAAGGTGCAGGAATAGATGCACGAGAATATAAGTTTCGTAAAGGATGGTCTCCTGCTGATGTAGAATGGTTAGAGAAAAACGGTTACTGGGATTCTGAAACACAAGATATAAATGAGAAAGCTAATACCGATAGAGTTAATAAATACTTAATTGAAAAAGATAAGTTAGGTTTTGAAGCCCAAATAAACCAAGCACAAAAATCACGAGAAGCAGCTACTAATCTTCAGCTTAGTGTTGATCAACAATTACAATTAACTCTAAACTCATCTAAATTTAATGAAGCTGCTTCTGCATATGAGATAGGAAATGATATAATAGCTAGTGCTCCTTTTACTATAAACGCTCTGCTAGGTGTAAAGAAACTGTTTCCTGGTATGGACAGACCACTAAGTTACTTAGATGCAACTAGTGAAAATGCAACATCAGCTGAAGCAGCTTGGGCTGGAGAATTGATGCAGGATGCTATAGCTGATTATTTAACAGCTAATGCTAATAAGATAGATAAGATAGGAGAGAGGTACTTTAGAGAAGAAGTTTTTCCTGCTATATATGAACATTCTCAAATGCTTCATAAGAAGACTTTAACTCGAACTTTGGCAGTAGCTCAAGCACAAAATGAAAAAAAGAATGTTTCAATATTAGCAAATAACTTAAAGACTTATGGTATAAGAGCATTGACTGGTCCAACAGGAATGGTAACTATACAAGAGTTACAAGCTGATGGTACTAGGAATAATACAATAGGTTGGAATAGAACTTTTGATATGATTCAGCAGGGTCTTAAGAATGGGGAATTGGATTCTTTAGATTTAGAAGGTATTCTTGATGAACCTTTTATGGGTAGAGATGGGAAGATGACTAATCTAGAAAAACTAAAACCTAATTTCTATAAAAGATTATATACTTTAAAAGAAAAGTATAGAAAAGATGAAGCAGATTCAGAAGAGAAGGAATTTAAAGCAAAAGTAAAAGAAGCTGAAGCACAATTATATGAAAAATCAGGTGGTAGACTACCTTCATCAAGAGATGCTTTAGATGCAATTCAGAGGATAAGTCGGGAATTTGGTAGGACTGATCAAAACCCTGCATTTGCTAATTTAAATAGAATAGTCAAAGCTAATGATAATGATCCTGTAGCTATAGGTCAGATGCTTGATCAACAGTATAGTAACCAAAGTAGATTACTTGAAGCAGGTTTAATCGAAAGACTTGTAGAAGGTACAGCTGCAAGAATCTACTGGGAAAATAAAGGTAAAGAAAGAGGTGTAGGAGGGCTTAACCAAGCCTACTTAGATGATGTACACAAAGAAGGTGAAGAGCTAATAAAGGATCATAAAGAAATTACTGATATTACTAAAAGACTTTACGCTAAAGAAAGAAAAGCTATTGAAAGAGTACCTGAATTTTTTAATTCTAGATATAAGTATCACTTATCAGTCTTAGCTTCAGCAAAAGGTTATGTATTTAATGAAGTTGCTGATAATGCTGCAAAGCAAAACGCATGGAAAGATTTACAGGATGCCATTCATACTGAAGGAAAAGAAAATGAAAACCCACAATTATGGGGGCCAGTTATAGTACCTAAGTATGAAGAAGGTTTAGAATTAAGTCATGAACAATGGATCCAGTTTGCAATTGCTAATCCTAAACTTGCTAAAGAAGATACTCTATACTATAATAGTACAGAAGAAGCAGCTATATTGCAAGGTATAGAAGCACAGAAAAACGGAGAAATGCTACCAGATTACTGGAATAATTTCGCTCGCTATTATAATATGACTCCTAGAGATTTATTTAATCTACGTAAAACTAGTACAGCTGATTTAAGAGATGGGGATGATGATCCTACTAATGACCCTGAAGCTGAAGAAAAGTATCGTCTATTAAATCCTATATCTAAAAAACCTAGCCAAGCTAAAACTGCTCAACATATAGTAGAAAAACAGAATGTAGATCAGATGATCCTCGACTTACAGAGAGATGATGCTGAAGTAAATAGTACATTCAGAACTACTACAACAGATCAAGAGGCTGCGTTAGAGGGTATAGAAAATATGACTCTAATGGAGATACTAAACTTAAGAACTTTACCTAACTGGAATGATGATATAGGTATAGGGTTATATGATTTAAAATTCTCTGCTTTAGCTCAACTACTAACTGAACCTGGATTAGCAGAGTATATAGGATTTGATTCTGTCTTTAATGAAGAGACTCAAAAGAAACTTATATACGCTAGGATGATACAGAAAGGTAATCAAGCAGGTAGTACTAAAACTTGGGATAACCAATATAGAAGACTAAAGTGGCTTACAGATGAAGAGATAGAAAACTTTAAAACTATAATACAAAAGATACAAGGTCAAGAAACTTATAAAGATGATCCGTTCAATTCATTAAATTTACTATCCGACGAAGTAGCTAAGGCAGCTTTAGAAGATGCAATGAGTTATGCATAATTATTACTAAGGTAATCAACATATGGAAAATGAAAATACAGGGATGAATACTGATTTATTAAATCAATCATCTGCTATATTTAACGAAAGAGAAAAAGAAGAGGAGCAAAAAGAAGCTACTCAAGTTGAAGAGCAGAAGATTGAACAAGTACAAGAAGATCCCAGAAATCAAGAAACATGGGATCTTCCAGCTGTAGCAGAGGAATTAAAATCTGCTGTACTAGGTGGTATTCAAGACACTGCATCTTCTATACAGACTTTTCCTGAACGTGTCGTAGATACATTATCAGGAGAAGTAAGCAAAGAGAAAAAAGAGAAAGGTTCTTATCAACCAGAGTGGACACCTTTTGTAAATGAAGAAGATCCTATCCTAACTAAAACTTGGTGGGGTCAGATGTTACGAGGTACAGTACATTTTGGATCTATGGCAGCTGCAGTTGTAGGTACCGCTAAGGTGGCAGGTATAACTGCACCAGCATGGTTATCTGGTATGGCTGGTTACAGTCTAATCAGAGCTGCTGGTATAGGTGCTATATCTGATACTATATCTCATACAACAGATGGTGAGAATGCATTAGGAATGATGAGAGATCGTTTCGGATGGATGGATACACCATTAAGCACTAGAGATACTGACCATCCTTTAATGATGAAATTTAAAAACATTGTTGAAGGTATGGGTATAGGTATTTTATTTGATAGTGCAGCTCTAGCTCTTGGTAAAGGTGGTGGTTATGCTAAGGCACAAGTACTAAATAGAAACAAGAGTGTTGAACTACAGACAATAAGAAAGGGAATCCAAGAACTCAGAAAGAATGAATTTGGATTTAGAGCTAGTAAGAACTCACCCATAGCTGGTAGACATCAGGGTAATCATTTATCTGAGGATGATCCTTTTACTGTCTGGGAAAGAAACAAGAGAATTAGAACTGAATGGGGAGCAGAGGAAGGTTCTGCTGGTAACATAAGTACACCTGTTCAAAGAGAAAGAATAGCTAGAGAATCTGGTTTATCAGAAGAACTAGTTGTTGATACACTGTCTAAACTATATAGTGCGGAGAAATTCCAAAGTGTTCTTAAAGCTGTAGATGGTAATAAGAAACGTCTTCTGGAAGTATTTGGTGATGCTATCGCAGCACATCAAAGGATAACACTTGGTCGTAATGCTGCTGATATGTCAGCTGATGAATACTTAGAAGAGATATTAGAGACTTCAATTAAGTTTGATGTAACTGATATCACTGGTAAAAAGGTAGATGAAATCACTACTATTACAGCACAGAATGTTGTTGTTAGTGATCTAGTTGTAGCTACATTACTACAACAGCTAAGAGATTTAGGTATTGCTGGTAGAGAGATTGGTAACTGGGATAACCTATTAGATATAGATGGACCAGCTGACCAAATACTTGATACAATGTTAACTGCTATCTCTGAATCTAAGAGAGCTAAGTATACATTATCTCAAGAGTTCCGTAACTTAGGTGCAAAAAGACCTGCTGCTATTAAAGAAGCAGTAGCTACAGAAGTAAAAGATGCTAGAGAAACTATACAATCTATATTAAAAATAGCTGATAAGGATGAAGATGGAGACTTAGTACTAGCTTTATTTGAAGCATTCTCATCTATGAAAACAGTTAATACTGTAGATGACTTTACTCAATGGGCTAGGAAGATGATACGTGGTGGTGAGATTGAAGGTAAACCACAGATAGGAGCTATGGTAAGAGAACTCCAAGGAGTTATGATACATAGTATTCTAAGTGGACCTAAGACTCCTATACGTGCTATTATGGGTACAAGTACTGCAACATTCTTAAGACCGTTTGCACAGGCTATAGGTGCTGGTATTAGTCTACCATTTACAGGTGATACAACTACAATGAGGGCTGGTTTGTCTTCTTTAAATGCTATGTTCCAGGCTATACCTGAATCATGGGATCTATTTAGAACTAAACTTAACTCTTATTGGACTGGTGATGTATCTAATATTAAAACTAGATTCTCTGAATACACTAGATCTGATGAAAACTGGGAAATACTAAGGCGTTTCGCAGAAAGTGATCAAGCTACAGCAGGGGATAGAGGTGCATTTGCTATGGCTAATATGGCTAGAAACTTGAATGATAAGAGTTTCTTAACATATGGTACAAAGATAATGGCAGCTACTGATGATGCATTTGCTTATATCTTAGGTAGAGCTAAGATGAGAGAGAAAGCATTTAGATCTGCAGTAGATGCTAAGAATAATGGAGTACTAACTGCCTATAATAAGGTAACTCCTGAGTTAGTTCAACTGTATGAAGAAGATTTCTATAGACAAATATTTGATGGTAACGGTAATATCATAGATGAAGCTACTAGATTTGCACGGAAAGAGGTTACGTTAACTCAAGAGCTAACAGGATTTGCTGCAGGATTAAACTCAGTATTCCAAGCGACTCCTTGGGCAAAACCTTTCTTCTTATTCGCTAGAACTGGGGTGAACGGATTAAATCTTACTGCTAAGCATACTCCTGTACTTAACTTTTTAGTTAAAGAATGGAATGATATAGCATTTGCTAATCCAAATAACTTACAAAATGTAGCTAAGTATGGTATCACTAATGCAGCAGAGCTTGCTAATGCTAAGGCGTTACAAGTTGGTAGATTATCTATGGGATCTGCTGTCATAACTATGGGTATACATCATTACTTAAGTGGTAAGCTACATGGTAATGGTCCTGTCGATAGACAAAAGAGAGCTGCCTGGACTGATGCTGGTTGGAGACCAAGAGAAGTTCAAATAGGTGAGTTCTGGGTAGGATTTGATGCCTTTGAACCTTTTAACCAAATACTAGCTACTATAGGTGATATAGGAGATGCTAGTCAATTGATGGGTGAAGAGTGGACTGAAGATCAATTCTTAAAATTATCTCTTATTGTTGCTCAAGGCTTTACAAGTAAGTCTTATTTAGCTGGTATGCAGCAGTTTGTAGATTTATTTGGTGGTAAACCTGGTCAGGCTTCTAGGATTATAGCTGGTATAATGAATAACCAGATACCTCTTGGTGGTCTTAGGAATGAATTAGGTAAACTATTTACACCATATACAAGAGAGTTAAACTCTGGGATAGCAGATGCACTTCGTAATAGAAACTTAGCATTTGAGAAATTACCTGGTGAAGACTTACCTGTTAAATGGGATATACTATCTCCTAATACACCTATTAGAGAGTGGGATCCAATCACAAGATTCTTTAATGCTATTTTTCCTGTACAATTTAACTTAGATTATTCTGAAGGTAGAGATTTCTTATTTAGATCTGGTTATGATATGAGGACATCTACTATGTTCTCACCTGGAGCTAATGGTATTAACTTAAGAGACTCACCTGATATACGTTCAATGTTCCAAAAAGCTATCGGTGAACAAAATTTAGAAAAAGATTTAGCTATTTTATCTAGAGATCCTAAAGCTATTGCTTCAATAGTAGAAATGGAAAAGGATATCAGAGATGGTAATAGAGATAAATATGAAGCTATGGATTATTATCATAATTTAAAAATAGCTCAATTATTTGATAGAGCAAGAAAGAAGGCTTGGAATCAAATTAAAGGAGATAATTTAGTATTAGATCTTAGTGCAACACAACTAGGTAAGAAACTAGAACGTAAAAAGAAAACCACCAAAACTTCTGAACTTACTCCTATTTACAGGATTTATAAATAACAATGGCAAGTTTTAAAAAATATACAGCAAGCGGGGGTGCGTCTGAAGCTTTTTCTATACCATCCTTTACTTCTGATGAGATAAAAGTTAGAGTAGATGGTGTCTTAAAGACAGCTACTACTCATTATAATATAACAAGTTATACTACTAATGGTGGTACTGTAACCTGGACTTCAGGTAATATACCTTCTAGTGGTACTGTTTATATTTATAGAGATACTAATATATTAAATAGTGGAAGTACTGATGTAGAAGCTAAAGCTATATTTTCTACTGGTACTCCTATTTATCAAAATGATATAAATAATAACCATAAGCAAGCCTTAAGAGCATTAGAAGAGAAAGATGATCAGTTAATACAATCTTGGAATTTAGATTCTGGTGTCGTTGAAACTTCTTCTATTAAAGATGGTACTATAGTCGATGCTGATATTAATGCTTCTGCAAATATAGCTGGATCTAAATTAGCAGATGATTCTGTTACTTTAGCTAAACTTGGTGGAGGTGCTTTACCTACAGATATTACTGTAGCAACTGCTAATATAGTTAATGGTACTATAGTTGATGCTGATATCAGTGGTACTGCAGAGATTGCTGTTAGTAAACTAGCTGATGGTACTGCTAGACAAATACTACAGACAGCATCTAATGGTAATGACGTTGAATGGACAAGTAATGTTGATGTCCCTGGTACACTAGATGTAACTGGAGCTGCAGATTTTGACTCTACAGTAAATGTAGATGGAACTGCAACTTTAGCTACTGTAGATATTAATGCTGGAGCAATAGATGGTACTACTATTGGTGCAAACTCAGCTGCAGCAGGAACATTTACAAATGGAACTATAGCTACAGCAGATATTAACGGTGGAGCTATTGATGGTACAGTTATTGGTGGTTCATCTACAGCAGCAGGTAGTTTTACAACAATTAATGCTTCAGGGACAATCACTGGTAATGTTACAGGTAATATTACAGGAGATGTCACAGGAGATGTTACAGGAGATGTTACAGGTAATGCTGATACAGCTACAGATTTAGCTGCTTCTGCAAAAATTACTAATAGTGAACAGGCTTCACATTCAGCAAATGATACTACATATTTCACTACATCAGCATCAGACGCTAGATATTTTAATATAAGTTCTGGTGACACTATTAAAGATGGTGATACCTTCCCAGATAATGATACAACAATAGCTACAACAGCAGCGATTAATGACAGGATTGTTGATTTAGTTGAAGAGGTAGGTGGTTTTGTTCCTATAGCAAATGAGACATCTTTCCCAACTGCTAATCCTGATGTAAATAATGGAACAGGTACACTAGTTAGTATTAAAGAATTTGCATCATCTCATACTCCGTCTGGTGGTAGTGTAACTATTGCTAATGGAGCTGGATCTGGTAATACAGTTACAATTACAGGATGTGGAACAACAGTATTAAGTGCTGGCTTTGGTGGAATTGTTGAAACAACATCGACGCTTCATACTTATACATTCCATCGTCTATCTCCTAAAGCAACTGAAGTCACTACTGTCGCTGGTATATCTAGTAATATAACTACTGTTGCTGGAGATATAGCTAATATCAATGCTGTAGCAGGTAAT